TTTATACTATATATAAATAGTATATAAATTAAAAAAAGAGAAAAGATTTATTCAACCTTTTCTCTTAAATTTCGTAACTAATTAGTTATTAAACACTTGCCTGACCGTTGCCTTTGGTAAGTGGACCAACGCCATTGAACTTAACAGTATAAGTTGCGACAGCACCGTTGTTGGCTGAGAGTGATAAACTTGTGATAACTGCCTTGCCACCATACATGTTATTGCTTGCCTTCCAACCTGCTGTTGGTACAACCAAACCATCCTCATCAGGTGCTTTAATTGCATTACCATTTGCCACTGTTGCAAATACAAGGTCAATTGGTAAGTTCTTCACCATACAATCAACAAGTTTATTATAATCATCCAAGGTAAACAGGTCATCACTTGATGCAGTCCATGATATCTTGCCCAATCTTGATGCACTCCATCGTCCGTGGTCCTTTGATGAAATATCAACAGCATCAGCAGACATTTCAACACTTAAGTTTGTAGCCATTGCGAGACAACTGCCTGATACCCAGAGTTGTACGTTCTCGCCCATTATTATTTTGCTCATTTTTATAAAATTTTATAAAGATTATTTTGTAAATTATTTTTATTCTTATCTTGTAGTGATTGCTTTAAATGTCAATTCTTGACAATACATGTCATTGGTATAATATTCAGCGGTGCCAGTTAAATCGCATCTGTAGAAGTAATCATCCTGTCTTAACTCGAATAAATTTCTGACAATCTCAGCGATTTCCAAAGTTTTATCAAGATTTTTAAACACAATCAGAAAACCAAAGTTCACTTCATCTGCAACAGATAACCCCTTCACTGTTGTAGGTGTTACACTATCCTTCTGATATACAATGAAAGGTCCATCAATCTTGTCAGTATTTTTCACTATTGGATAAATTTCATCACCAACGATTGATTGAATCTTTTTTGACTCCTTTAGAATATTGTATATCTTGCTATCAATTGATATTGCACTCATGATTATTTCTTTAATGAATTGATTATGAACTTGTTATATGTTTTTTCCAACGCTTCATTATAGTTGCCTTCAAGTGATGATTCAACTTCTGACTTGGTTGATTCAATGGCAGGGTTGAAAAATGGTGTTGATTTCATCTTGCCACGATGCCATCCGTTCTTGGTATATCTTGATTGTGTTCCATTTTCAAAGAATTTTAAACGAAAATCAGCGGATTTACCTTTACCCATAATCTCGACAACACCCCTGATATCGTTTTTGTTCTCTTTATATAACTTCACCATGATACCCTTAATCAGTCGCAACCCCCATTGATTCTTTCCTGAATTATACCTTGGTGTTACTTTTTTCAGATTGTTTTTCGCTTCCTTCTGAACTATTCTTAAAGATTTTTTCAAACCATTTCGCAATGCTGTCTTCAAGCGATTTGGATTGATGTTGTCCAACCAAACGCCATAACCATTTGAATACCAAGTTATTCCAGTGTTTTCCATACTATTCTGTTATTAATTCAGTGGTTATTATCTTCTTCTGTTGGTGTTTATCATGATTTATGGACTTAATTCTGTATTCTTTCGTGTCGTGTTCGATTATATCTTTTTCGTTCACATCAACATAATCCCAAACTTCAAACTTATAGTTATAATCCCAAATTATATCTTTGTTTTCAATCGTTCGATTACCACTTGAATATATCACTCTTGCACGTGTTGTGCGTAAATTGACGTATTTATGTTCCTTTTGTCCACTTTCGTTGACTTTGGTAACACGTCTTTTAATTGTAATTAATTCACTTAATAGTCCAGCACGCATTAGAATTTTCCTCCATTGATTTGATTAACTTCAAGGGTTGTTGTATTTCCGTCTTCTGTAACTTCCACTGAATCAGAACCTTGCAGTGTTTTATTATTTAAATCATCAACTTTTGTCTTTAATTCAGAAACATCACCATGCATTGAATCAACAGTTGATTGGTATGAACTTAAATCCGCTTTGGTTGTATTCATATCTGATTCAACATTATTTACCATACTAATCATTGAAGACATATCACCATTAATTCTTGATATTTCATTTGTATTATTATCAATTTTTGAATTAATTTGTTGAAATTCATTCTCAAAATCATTTAATCTTGCGTTTGTATTAGTGATTGTATTTGATAATGTTTCTAATTGTTCAGAATTTTCAGATTTAATGTTTTCCAGTTTATCATTCATTTCTTTATTCTTCTTCATCAACTCATCAATTGAATTAATAAGTGTGTAATTGCTTGAATCAGAATGACTTGCAGAATAGTTACGGTATAAATCAATTAGGAATGTGTATGAATTTCCAACTTCATAATTTGCATTGAATGCAATGTGTTCACGGTTAGCGTAATATGTACCAAGCAACAATAACATTGCCTGAATTAATGGTGTCGGCAATTTGCCATGATTAGCATTGGCAAGATATGCAAATGAATCATCAATGTGACGTTCAACCACTTGTTCAACGACATCACCAAGATTTGACAAATATGCATCATCCACTGCGAAGTCATTATCAAGATTAAGATGTTCTTTTATTAATTTTAAATTTAAATGATTCATTTTCAATGTGTTATAAATTTAAAGGGTAGTGGCAAAATCTGTCACCACCCTTTTTTATTGTTGATTTAAATTGATTTACTAATCAATTATGCCTTGGTAACGTCACCAGATACAACAGCACCTTCACGTGCAAGTGCAGCATCAAAGTAAGCGTTAACAGTCAGAAGAACCTCACCAAATGCAGCACGTGTGTATGTGTCAACTATAATTTCAGTACCACCGAACTGTCCAATGTACAGATTTGAGAAATCACCATAAAATACAGCGTTCTCAGGTGCAGAAGTGGTTGAAAGACAAGGTGTTCCGTCAACTTCACCTCTATCATAAACCATCTGTGTGTTTGCTGTACCCTTCTGTAATTGTCTCAATGCTGCCTTTGCTTTAGGACCTACAATGTAGCATCTATTTTGACCAATATTTTTTCCATCTGCTGTTGCTTCCATGTCACATAATGCCTTGTATGTCTTTGCGGTAACAGGAGTTGCAGCGTAAATTCCCTTTGGTGCGGTTGCATCTGTGGTTACATTTGAAAGAATCGTTTTCTGCAATTTCTCACTAATTGCTGACATGATATTTTCCTTCAAAATTGCTTCCGCTGAGTCGCTTGACTGAATCAAGAACTGTTTGCTAACTGGAAGTACAACGCTAATACGCTTTGGACGTAAAGTCACACCATTTAATGCTGCCTTTGCATCTTTGGTTACTTCACCAACTTCTGATGCCCACTTTGCTTCACTACCTACCAATGAAGGAAGTTTCAAGTCATTTTTCAAGCCAGTCATGAACTTTGCGCCTGCTTTAGCAAGTACCAAGTTGTCACGCAATGGTGCCAAAATGTCAGCAACGTCAACACCTACAGTTGCACCAACTGAGTCGGTAACACTAATTGCACGTGTTTCTGATGGAATAACCAAACCACCCTCAGCGGTCAGACCAGCGTTTCTCATTTCATTACGACCTGCTTCGCTAACTGCAGCAGTTACATCATCAAGTGGTTTGTTGTTCGCCATCTGATTGATAGCGTTAATTAATCTAAATTCTTTATTCATTTTAATATTAAAATTACGTTTATCGTTATTAGTTTTATCTTTTTCTTTATCTTCAACCTCCTCATTCTCAGACACTTCCGCATCTTCTTCTTGCTTGATGTCTTCTGTTTCAGGGGTATCAGTTTCTGCAACTTCCTTTACATCTTCATCTTCCTTGTTGGAATCATTATCTGTATCAGGTGTTTCAGCATCTTTCTTTTCATCCTCAACTTCCTCATTCTCAGTTACTTCCGTATCTTCCGCATCATCAGCAAGTGATTTTAACTGAAAAGTAAGCGCATCAATCATTAGTTGCTCATCATCAGTCAATTCACGCCCTTCATTCTTTGCATTATTGACGATTTCATTGATTTTTTCTTTCAATTTCTCTTTCATATTTATAAATATTTCTTTTTAAGAAAAAATAACACTTTTCTTATTATAATTTATTAATTTCATCCAAAAAATCATCATATTTCTTGGTCAATTCTTCTTTTTTCTTCTTTTCTTCCGCAATAAATTTGTCAAAACTTCTGCATGAACATGTGGCTGTTGAATATGCAGGTTGATATACTGGACTAACATCATATAATTTGTCAATCTTCTTGATATATCGTTTAATCTTGCCAGTTTTTACATTTTTCTTCCATTCTTGACACTCATCATCATTAGTTGGTAATGAGAATGCGAAAGATGAAGAGTCAATGATGCCACTACGAATGTAACTTAATACGGTATCACCTAATTCATTTTCAAGCACGTCAAAATCATACTTAAGTCCTTGATTATCAATGGTTAACTTTAGATTTCCAACACCATATTTGCATCGTGCCAATACCTTTTCTGAATCATGATTGAGAAGGGCAAATATGTCACTTCTCTTTATTGTATCCTCATCAATTGCGCTTGGTAAAATGACTTCATAAAATCCAAGGAAGTTTGATTCCTCGTTAAATCTGATTGCGTACCCACTTACATGTCTGTCTTCATTCTTCAATTCTGACTGAACATTTCTTATTTCCTTTTCGATTTCCATATTAGATTAATTTTTTTCTTCATTATTAGAATTAACTTCATCTGTCTTGGATGCATCAGCAATTGTATTTTGTGATACGTCCGTGAATGCCATTGTTAATTTATCACCACCTTCTAACTCACTTAATCCCAACTCTTTGCGTACTTCATTCACTGTCATTATACCATTTGCAACTAAAGTTGAATAATAACTTGCTTCTGTCTGCTTGGTAGTTTTAAGCATATAATTAACATCAAATTCAATTTTGATATTCTTATCTTGGTTCAATTTAAGTTTAAATTCTTCCTCTATCATACTGATATAAGGCATCAGCGTGTGGATAAGGAAGTCAGATTGTACCATTTCCAATGTAGAGTATGATGTACTATCTTTTTGTCCAAGCAAAATTGGATTTATGCCAAAGAACCTCGCAATATCTGCGACATTATACTGTCTTGTTTGCAGCATTTGTGTCTCCTCTGCATTTAATGATAGTTTTTGAAACTCCATATTACCCTGCAGAACAGCGATTGAAGTGTTACTATTGGTAAATGACTGATTCCAAGTACTTAATATTTGCTCCCTTTGCTCCTTGTTAAGATTGGTATTGACTTTCAAAATACCGCTTACATTACCACCTTTACCATAAAAATCGCTTGCGCTATTTTCAACGTTTGATGCCAAATCCAATGACCGCTTTGCAAATGTTAGAATTGAAATTCCGTTAAATCCGTCATAACTGTTTTTTCGCAAATGTATCATATTTGACGGGGCAATTGGTAACGGTGATATATGGCTGCAGGTGTAATTCAACGTATCATTATATTTGTCATAATTAATTACAACATCACTTGAATCGAGGAATTGCAAATTAATTGGCGTTCCGTCCTTTGCTCTCTCAATGAATGCAAATCCATTACCACGCACCAACACTGATTGTATTAACTGCTTGATTAGTAAGTATTTAGTCATAAATTTGTTATCATTATCAAACAATAAATTGAGATAATGATTAAACAGATAGTTGTTTTTTCCCTTCGAATTTAACCTTTTAATCTGAATTGGCAACATCGCAATTCCATCAGATATTAATTCAATGCTGCGATATGCAGCAGATAGATTCATTGCGCCAAATGATGCAAATATACCGCCATAATTCAATGCCATTGGCGGAACATAATCATTTATATTTCTGTCTTCTTTGAAGTCATAGCCAAAGAATTTCTTTACATTTGTTAACATATTAATAATAGATATATCTTTTTATAAATAGTTGATTAGCAGTGAATTATTCAAAATTTGACACTGCTATTTCATTGTCATAATGCACTTCTTGCAGATATCCGCCAAGTGCCATAATCATCGCAATTACACCATCAATCTTTTGCATTGGTGTGTTTTTCACAATCTTTACATTATCGTTCCAATCACATTTGGGGACTGAATTTTCAAAACAAAATAAAGTAATTGGATTTTTATCAATAATAACTTTTTCTGACAAAATTAATCGTTGTAACTCCTTGGTTGGTCGGTTCATTGAACCTATTGACTGACTAAATGGAAACATTGGCAATCCGTCCTCCGTGCATTTAATTACAAAGTCACGACTATTCCAATCATCATAACTTATCCTATTGATTATCAAGGTGTTTTGTATCTTCTTGATATCATTAAATACATAATTATAGTCAGTAACATTACCGCTTGTAATTGTCAAATATCCGCCTTTTTCCCATTCTCGGTAAAGTTGAGAATTAACGTTGTCTTTCAGACAAGATTCAGGTAAATAGTAAAATGTCTTGAATAGATACTTATCATCAATTTGAATCATAATTGATAATGCTGTCAAGTCACTAACTGCAGCAAGGTCAAACGCAACATAACTGAACATACCTTTATATTGCTGTAAATCAACAACTTCCATTAAATTGGCAACATTCTGTAATGGAATCCAAGTTGAAGATGATGATACCCATTGATTGAATAGTTTGGTTCTGATTGATACTTCTTGGATTGGGTTGTTTTCACACTTCTTGATTTGTTGTTGTAAAAATTCTTCATTTATGGAAATATTCAAATTTGGGTTTGCTTTTATCCAATTCTTTTCATTTTTATAGTCGTCTTCATCATCCAATGTATAAATTGCAGTGAATAGGGAATCATCTTCCTTGATGCTATTTAATACGTCAATTCCAGTTTGTTCAAGTTCTTTGTAAAAGCCATTTAATTGAAACCCACGTGTTGAACATGAACAGATAAGTGGCTGTAATCGTGAACCTTGCGAAGTTTCCAACACGTCCCACAACTCACTTGAAGGTGCTGCGCCTGTCTCATCTTCAACTGCAAATGATACGTTTAATCCGTCCAATCTTGAAGCATCCGATGATACAATCTTCAATGTTGAATCAGTAATTGGGAAGTTTATGGAATCTCTATAAAATTGAAAATACTTTCCTTTCTTGTCAAGTTTTTTCAAGTAATTTGAACACATTTTGAAAAGGATACTGGCTTGTGCGCTTGAATTAGCGCAAGCCACAACCTCCGCTGATGCTTCACCGTCACCAATTAAATGATAAAGTGCCATTGCAGCAATTAGTGATGATTTGCCGTTTTTCCTTCCGATTGATAGAATGAATGTACGAATTACACGCAAGTCATTTTTCTTCCACTTATATCCGTAAATCGCTGCTAAAATCCACTTTTGCCAATCTTCAAGAATAAAATTCTGACCAGCAAATTGACCTTTGAAGTGTTGTAATTTTTGAATGAAATTGATTACCTTTAATACAGCATCGACATCAAAGTATCTATCAGTTAAGCCAAGCCAGTTGATGAATCGTTGACACGCAAGACGGATGTAAACACACGTAACCACCTGACCATCAACAACATCGAATGGATAAGTGGTTATTTCGTTTTTAATTCTTTCAATTATTTTTTCTTTTTCCGTCTTCATTTTTCATTAATTAATTAGCCAAGCAGTGTTTTGATTGCATCTTCTTCATCGCTGTCTACCATTTTATCTTTCAACTTGTTTTCTGATAATGGGCTGATAGTCAACGAATTAACTAACTTCTGCACTTGTATTGATGCATCGTTCATTACCTTAATCATCGGACTTGGCACCATTCCATACTTGCTTGGCTGCAACATGCCATTTTCATCAATATATTTCTTTGCTTGTAAGAATATTTCATAATTAGTGGCAAGCATCTGAATCAGTCCTTTCCAATTTTCTTTGATATTCCCAAATTTATCTGTCAGATATTCTTCTACACCTTTGATATATGCTTGTGTGTTTGTGCTAAATTGTTCAATATTAGTCATTTACGTTATTTTTTATTCTGATTATTTGCCATTTAAATCCTTTATAAATATCACCTTTCTTTGGTCCATATTTGCCGTTTGCTGCAGTCATAATTGAAAACTTCTTATATCCTAATTCGCTGAGTTCCTGCCAATTAGTATAAACGGCAAGACAAAGACCATTTAAGAATAACTGCTTGATGACGTATCTGTATTTGGGTTCTTTTGGTTTCCTTTTTGGTAATATTTCAAATCCGTTTTGTAAATTCTTTTCATTTGATTTATACGCATATCTCAAGTTATCCAAGCAATTATTCAACTTGTTGCCATCCTTGTGATTCACTATAAGGTTCTGATTGTCAGCAGGTTTTGATAAAAATGCATCAGTTACAAGCGTATGCGCTGCCACCAATTTATGATTGCCTTCTGTATCATACAGCATGAATTGAAGGTATCCAGTACATTTATTGATAGTTCCTTTTAATATTTTACCCTTCTTGAGATATTCACAACCGCCTTTACCTTTGCGTTTGAATGATTTGCTTCTGACTTGTCCCATGTTACTAACTTCATATCTATCTTCGAAGTTGGGAACGTCTTTCCATATTATTTCATTTTTCATATTTTCTTTCTGTTATCTTTATCTTATATATAAATATTAAGAAAATTGAAAAAATAATCAATAA